TATTGCCGCTTCCGCAGCGTGCAGCACCCCCGCTGCCGCAAACAGGGTTGATACAGGCTAAAATGGGCGCTGGTGAAGACATCAAGTCCACCACCGGCCAGTACGACGCATCTTTGGGCGCGCAAGGCAACGAACGGTCTGCAAAAGCCATCACCGCACGCGAAAAGCAGGGTGATGTTGGCACGTACCACTATGTAGATAACTTAGCCCGTGCGATCCGTCACATTACCCGCCAGCTTGTCGATATTATCCCTAAGATTTACGACACGCAGCGGATTGCACGCATTATTGGCGTTGATGGCGAAGTCAGCATGGTCAAAATGGACCCAATGCAGCAAGAGCCTGTCAAGGAAATTCGTGACCAAAATGGCGGACTGATCGAAAAAATCTACAACCCGTCAATCGGCACATACGACGTTATGGTCACTACTGGCCCCGGCTACATGACCAAGCGTCAAGAAGCACTCGACGCTATGTCGATGATCCTGCAATCTAACCCGCAGCTTTGGACTGTGGCCGGCGATCTGTTCATCAAGAACATGGATTGGCCCGGAGCGCAGGAAATGGCGAAGCGGTTTAAGAAAATCCTTGACCCGAAAGTCTTGGAAGAAGGCGATCAATCGCCTGAAATCATGGCTGCCAAGCAACAGATTGAAGCCTTGTCGCAAGAACTCAACCGTGTCTCTGACATCATGGAGAACATCCAAGACAGCGCGGAACAGCAGAAGATTTCCATCGACAAGTACAAGGCTGAAGTGCAGGCTTACGAAGCTGAAACCAAGCGCATCTCTGCTGTACAAAACAGCATGACACCTGAGCAAATTCAGGATATTGTCATGGGTACGATTGCAGGCGCGCTGGATACAGGCGACTTGATCGGCGGTTCACCTGAAATGCGCGAAGTACCACAGATGGACGAACAGATGCAGGAAGCCCCCGAAATGGGTGAGCAGCCTGAGATGCCAATGGAAATGCCCGAACAAGCCCCTGAAGGAATGATGTAATGAGTTGCGCTGATTTTGTAGGTACACTGTTTCTTGCGCGCGATGTGGCTCACTCGACGCATCTGAACACGCGCAGCTTCTCCAAGCACTCTGCTTTGAACACGTTTTACGATGAAGTCATCGAACTAGCGGACAAATTTGCAGAGGCTTATCAGGGCAAATATGGCCTAATCGGCCCTATTTCACTTATGTCAGCTAAGAAGACTAACAACATTGTCGAGTTTCTTGAAGGTCAAGTAGACGAACTTGAGGAAATGCGGTATAAAGTTGTCGATAAGGATTGCACTCCAATCCAAAACATTATCGACGAGATTTTTGGGTTGTATTATGCAACCTTGTACAAACTGAAATTTTTGGCTTAGGATAATATGTATGTCTGCTAATTTTACCGCTTTGAGTGCCACCGCGCAAGTCAAGATTGGTCTTGGCAAGTTGAAGGGTATTTTTGTGTCTTCAGGCACTAGCCCTACTATTACTGTTTATGACTCCGCAACGGCGTCTACTGGCGATCCGGTTATTATAGAAGTTTTTACTGGGGCTACCCCGGGTAACTACGTGTTTACCGGCGACGCAGATGGCGTGGTATTTAGCAAGGGTTTATATGTCGTTCTTGGCGGCACAACTCCCAAGGTAAGCATTTTTTACGAATAATAACGTAATCAACATATTACTTTTAACGTGTAAGGACATTTAATGTCAGTATTTCTTTCCCCCTTAGGCGGCGCTGGCGCGCAGTTTTTTGATAATAACGGCGTTATCCTATCGGGCGGCAAGATTTACACTTACGCCGCCGGCACAACTACACCGCAAACATCTTACACCAGTTCGTCTGGCGTTACGGCGCACGCAAACCCTATTGTTCTAGATAGCGCAGGACGCGTGCCGGGGGGTGAGATTTGGCTAACTGATACTCTGGTCTACAAATTTGTTATTGAAACATCAACAGCCGTTTTACTTGGTACATACGACAATATATCAGGCATAAACGCAATACAAGTTAACGCCGACATTGTGGTTTATGATCCACCATTTACCGGCGGAGTGTCTACCAATGTTGAAGCTAAGCTGGCGCAATACATTTCCGTCAAGGATTTTGGGGCTGTAGGCAATGGCTCTACAAACGATGCCGCCGCTTTTACCGCTGCCGCTGCAACAGGCAAAAAAGTTTTGGTCCCTGCGGGCGACTATTTAATTGGCACATCAATTAGCCTTGGCACTCAAATGGAGTTTGTTCAAGGCGCTAAAATTCTAGTTGGGAACGGCATAACCGTCACATTTGACGGAACGCTTTCTGCTGGCGTATATCAGATTTTTGACTGCACAGGCACAGGCGAAATTGTTCTGAACTGGCGCTTTACCAGTGAAGCATATCCTGAATGGTGGGGTGCTGTTTCTGATGGAAGTGTAGACTGTTTGGCTGCTATTCAAGCCAGCCTTAAAGCGGCGCAAACAACAAAATTGCAACCCGGCGACTATTTTGTCAGCAATACGGTAAAAATCAGTTATGATCACAGATGGCTTGTTGGCAGCGGAAGCCGCTATGCTGGTGTTAATAATAAAGTTACACGGCTTTTGGTCACCAATGGTTCTAACTATACGCTGCAAGTTGGCCCAGATGCTGAACCAGCCACTATTAATGACTTTCAAAAACAAAATATAGTTAGAGACATTCATATTTCCAGAACGGTTGCGCCGGTCATAGCGGCTGGCTCTGCGGGCGTAAGTTGCCAATATACGCTTTATGCAGAACTCCACAACGTAGACAGCGCGGAACATATAATAGGTTTTCGTTTTTTTGGAAATGTTTACCTTAAATGCTATGATTGCAGTTCTGTTCGAGCCTCAGCAGGAACAGGCGCAGGAACTGATAGTTGGTATGGCTATTACTATGATGGCAATGCAGACATTGGCGCGGCTGGCGGTAACGCATCTGTATATACAAACTATTGCAGCGCGTCATGCAATCAAGCTGCGTTGCAAACTGGCGTAAGCTATGGGTTTTTTGCAAATGCGGCGTTCACTGATTTGTTTTTTGAAAGCCCCGAAACCGTTAGTTGCAATACGGGGATGTATATTGAAGGTAATGGGCCTGTCGGCACTATTCCTTCAAACACTGATCTTCAAATTAAAAATCCAATTCACGATTCCTTTAAGAGCAAAGGAACTCATTTTAAAAACATAAATCAATATGGTTCTGCGGCACTTATAAACGGCTATCATGCAGGGGCTACAGCGGCAACACACTTCATTATAATTGAAGATTGCATAGGATCAATTTTTATTACGGGCGGTCAAATGCCAATGAATGTTTCTCCAAGTGCTATTGCAATCGGTATAGGCGATTCAAAAGGTGTTGTTGTAGATCGTACACAAATTCTTGAAGCAACAGCGTATGCAGTTGTGCTTAATAATTCAGATAGCTGCGACATTCGGCCTATTGTTAAAAACTTTAGCGCAACGCTTGTGGAAGGCGCAGTTACAATTGTGGGGGCTGAGCGAAATACTATTGCGCCGATTGTGTACGGAACGGCTGGATACGTGGCTTTCGGAATTAAAGCTATAAGTACTGCAAATGAATATAACGAATTTAATTGTACGGGGATCGACAGCGTGACTGTTGGCGGTTCTGCTGATAAACTGACTATTAATAGTGTTGCAATTACGGTAACTGGATTGTCAGGTACAAATTTGGTTTCGGGCGTAATGGCCTAACTAACAAGATTGCCAGACTGCATCAAATAATGTAGTCTAGCCTACAACCGTACTGATGCGGCTCATCAGGAACTCTTTAAGGGTTAAACATGGACGATAATGTCTTTACCGAAGCGGATGCCTCCGCGCCAGAACTCGAAGCCACGGCAGCAATCGAGCCTGTAGAAAACACGACGCCGGAAGAGCAGTCTGCTGATCAGGACGCGCCTAAGACTTTTTCACAAGAAGACTTGGACGCCATCGTAGGCAAACGACTCGCAAGAGAGCAGCGTAAATGGGAACGCGAACAGGCTCAAAGGGCAGAGGAAATGCAGGCGCGGCAGCAGCCGATCCATGACATAACCCCTGAACAATTTGAGACTTACGAGGATTACGCAGAGGTTTTGGCCGAACGTAAAGCCGAAGAAATGCTGGTACGCCGTGAAAGGGACAGCCAGCAACGTGCAATGCTAGAGTCTTATCACGAACGTGAAGAGGCAGCGCGGGACAAGTATGATGACTTTGAACAAGTTGCATACAACCCCAACCTTCCGATCACCGATGCGATGGCAATGGCAATACAAGCATCCGACGTTGGCCCCGACGTGATTTATCACTTAGGTGTCAACACTAAAGATGCCCAGCGTATTTCGCGTTTAGACCCCATTTTGCAAGCTAGGGAAATTGGTATGATTGAGGCGCGGCTTTCAGCCGAACCTACATTCAAAAAAACATCCAACGCCCCGGCACCGATTGCACCTGTTACAGCCCGCACCGCTGGTGCGCCAACATTTGATACGACAGACCCACGGTCAGTAAAGTCCATGAGTACGTCAGATTGGATTGAAGCAGAACGGCTACGGCAGATCAAGAAGTACGAGGCACAACGCAACCGATAAATTAGGATTATTTCCATGTCTAACTCGATTTTAACAATCGACATGATCACGCGCAAGGCGCTTGAGATTCTCGAAAACAACCTTGTTCTTACACGTAACGTAAACCGTCAGTACGATGACAGCTTTGCTGTTGAAGGTGCTAAAATTGGTTCAACCCTGCGTATCCGTCTTCCAGACCGCGCACTTGTAACTGATGGCGCAGCCCTTCAGGTACAGGATGACAACGAGCAGTTCACAACTCTGACCGTTGCCAACCAGAAGCACATTGGCGTTAACTTCACGACTGCTGAATTGACCATGCAGCTTGACGATTTTGCTGATCGCGTTCTCAAGCCACGTATCTCGCAGCTTGCATCCAGCATCGACGCTGACGTTGCAAATGCGTTCTTGACCATCGGTAACACTGTCGGCACGCCCGGCACTACGCCATCGACTTCGGCTGTTCTTCTTGCTGCACAGCAGAAGCTCAACGAAAACGCTGCCGTAATGTCGCCACGTTATGCCACTGTCAACCCAGCCGCTAACGCTGGTTTGGTCGAAGGCATGAAGGGTCTTTTCAACCCAACCGACACTGTCAGCAAGCAGTTCAAAAACGGCATGATGGGTACTGGCGTACTTGGTTTTGAAGAAATCAATATGTCGCAGTCCATCAAGCAGTTCACCACTGGTTCGCGTACTGCAACTGGCGGCACGACTTCGGCGGCTGTTACTTCTGAAGGTGCAACCACCATCGCCATCACTGGCGCTGGTAACGCTGGAATAGTTAAGGCTGGTGACGTGTTTACTGTGGCTGACTGCTTTGCTGTTAACCCACAGACCCGTGAAAGCACAGGTTCGTTGTTCCAGTTTGTTGCTTTAGCAGCAACTACGCTGGGTTCTTCGGGTGAAGGCAACATTACTGTTGCTCCAATCTACTCGGCTGCACACGCGCTTGCTACCGTCAACACTTTGCCTGCTACCAGCAAGGCAATCGTGTTTGTTGGCGCTGCATCGACACAGTACGCTCAGAACCTTGTATACCATAAGGACGCTATCACTTTCGCAACCGCCGATCTTCTGCTCCCACAAGGTGTAGATATGGCTTCGCGTCAGGTGCATAACGGCATCAGCTTGCGC